TTCCTAATTGTGGATTATTAATAGGCTCATACATAACATCATTGTCTAAATTCCATATTGTTGAAAATGGTCCAGACTGATTTGCTCTTGATGCTATCTCTGTAGGTTGAATAAGGTCATCTATCTCTAAATACCACGGACTTACAGGTGTGTAATATTTAGTTACTGGAGCAGCAAGAGTTCCTTCTTGATAGAAAGCCCTTTGGCAATAGTCATCAATCATACGGCTTGCAGCAAGAATCGCTGCTTCAATTGCTGTATCATCAGTAATATCTTCTATTTGAAGACCATTTTTTACATCAGACAATGTTGTATAAACATTGCTAGGTTGATTACTAGTACTAAGTAAAGGTCTACTCATTTGCTCCTCTTCTCCAATTTAGGTAACATCGCTTTCTCCATCTTAGGATTAGCAGTTGCTGTTTCTTTTTTAATCTTAAAGATCTTCTTAATTCTTTTCATAACTTCCTTTTTGTAATGAAGGACAGGCCCATAAACGGGGCATTTGTAGACCTGTCCTCCACCTTAGATTACTCTAAGTATTACATAGATTAACTATGTAAATTTAGATTAGAATGTAGGTGCTATAAGACCAGTTCCGTTAATTACAGAAACTGCTCCTGGATAACGACCAGCAGTAAATGCTGAGTATCCGTAGACTACAGACTTAATTGTGAGTGAGCCTGCACCAGTTGCATCAAAGTTCAATGCGAATGGTGATCCTGCTTGCTCCCAAAGGTGCATTTCATTTGCATTTACGCAATAGATCTGATCCTGGTTTGCACCAGCACCACCATTTGTGATGATGTTTGCATCTGCAATGATAGGTAGACCCATCAATGAGTAACCTGAGTTACCGTATATTGCTGGTCCTGTACCTGTTGCAGTTGCGTTCATCGCACCATTTAGTGTTGGAACTACTAATGGACGACCTGTTGAATCAGTTGCTGCAAGCAAGAATGCTAGACGGCGTGGATGCATTACCCAATGTGTTGGATTCTGGAATACGTTTGTCTGCACTTGCTGGTAAGCATCTGCTAACTTTGGATACAGTTCTGCAACTGTAGGTGATGCATCTGTGTATGTAACGCTATTGATACCTGGTGTGTTGCGAATACCAAGCATTGCACCTGATGTACCATCACCGTTGATGATCTGGTTGTCAAGTGTTGTGTGCCATCCACGGATAAGATCCTGGATGATGAACTGGTCAATACCTGTACCACGCTCAATAGCCTGCTTTGAGATATCCTGTTGTCCTGCGATTGTACGAACATTCACAGTCAATAGTGTATCGTCAGCATTTGTATTTGAGATAGCATCATTTTCAGCAGCCTGAACTTCAGTTGATGTACCAGTAGTCATGCGTGAGATATTTAGTGTCATACCTGCTGGTGGAAGTGTCATCTTGTTTGTTGCAAAATCTGCAAATGGACGACCTGCACGAGCAAATGGTGCTGCTAGATCAACAAGGTACTGAGGAATTACAAGACCAGCAAAGTTGCCAGTTCCTACTGAGCGACGCTCAATTTCCTCTTCACGAGAGTGACGAGCAAGACGCTCTGCTGCTGCATAATCATTGCTGAACTTAGAAGTAAATGCATCCTTTACGAATGAAACATCTGCATTCTCTGGTGAGTATGTACGGGCTTCACGAGTTACCTTTGATCCGCCAACCTTTGGCATTGCAACATCAGAATATGCTGATCTTGCTTCTGCTGCCTTTGTATCTGCTGCTGCTTGAGCAGTCAACTTTTCAATTTTTGAATCTAGTGAGCGTGACTCTTCAACCAAGGTATCAACCTTTGCTGATTCATCTTCTGTAAGGTCTGTACGATTCTCTAATGCTACTGCATCAAGAATTGCATCCATTTCAACCTTAACTGCATCACGGCGTTCAATTACTTTGTCTAAATAAGACATTTATTGTTCTCCTTTTTATGAGTTATTTTAGTTTGAGGTGGTGGCTACGGGTTTCACGACGCTTACGGGTGTGAGCCTAACTCCGACTTCTACCTATCTTGTTAGATAGGAATATTATTTTATATTATTTCTCTTTGCTTGTGCTAAGCGTAGAGACATTGATCTTGGCATGTTATCTGGTAAGAAGTTTAGAACTGATGGGAAATCTCCAACAATCTTTCCACCTTGACCAGGAACATCCACTACATTGATAACATTTGCAGACTCTTCTTTTGCTTCTGGAAGTGGATCAATAGATGTTAAAGTAGACATTTTATGACCAACAAGAGTATCAGTTGGTTCCCAACCACCTTCTACTTCTTTGTATACACGAATAAGAACTGCTGGATCTCCTTCTTCTGCATTTATGCTGAAGTCTGAATTAGGAACATTAATAGATCCTTCTGTCTTAATTTCAACAATGCGACCTCTTGCAATTCCACCAGATGAGTTCCAACGAACAAAATCTCCAACCTTTTCACGGCTTTCTGTTTCTAGTTCGTCTTCTTCAACCTGAAGCATTGGATAAATAGAATCTTCTTCCATTTCTCCTTCTCCAAATAGCATAGACATTACTTCTACTGCCTTCATGATGTATTCGTGACCTTCAGATAAGTCTCCAAAGATTTGCTTTAATACTAATAGTGATTCGCCTGTTATTTCTCTACCCGCTTTTATTTCATGCATGGCTCTCTTGATTGCTTCTCTAGCCTCTACAGAAGTTGCAGTATATGCAGGATATGTGACTATTGATACATCTCCGTCAGAAAGGCTTACCTCTGTAAGTGTTCTTTCTGTACGAGCCTTATTCCAGTTTTGACGAATTACTCTAAATGCAAATGACATTTGGTCTACATCTCCACGCTCAACAAGTGTATATAGATCTCTTGCTTCTTGTGTATTTGCTAGTTCTGCTTCAAAGTATAGTCCTCGTTCATCTTCAGACAATCTCATTGTACCGTTTTTAGTTCTGGCCATAGGTAATCCTTCATGGTTAACCAATAAACGAACATCTGGTGTCTCTTGAAGTGTTTTTGTGAATGCACCTGGTGAAATCTTTTCAATGAATGGCAAAGGAACAGATGCTTCGTTAAACACAGCAGCATAACCTGCCATACGCATAGTACCGTCTTCTGCCTGTCTTGCCTCTATGTCTCTGACCGTAAAGGTACGGCGTTCTGTCTTCTTCATCTTACTCCTTGCTTTATTAGTTTCATTATCTAATTTATCAATTTGGCGTTGTGCCCAGTCCTGAGCAGCATTATCAAAATCTGCATTGCCACCCCAAAGCAGCCAAGCAACTAATCCTGCACCAGGATACCCTGGATCTGAGGAATCTTTATTCTTTGGTGCTTGTCCATCTACCTTGTGACGAGCAAACCAAGGTGCCATCTTTCTTACTTTGTTATCAGAGATATTGCCTGCTGCCATCTCTCTTGCTTCTCTTTTAGTAGCATCAGTAAGTCCATCGCCACCAAAACCTTCTGCTAAATAGTCTAGGCCTCTTTGTGCATTATTTTTAATGAACTCTGGGACATTTTCTATTGGCATTATTTAACCTCGTATACTGATTCTGGATCTATTGGATCTATCATAGATACAGGTTGTAGTTGCGTTGAAGGAACTCCTGTATGCTTGATTGGCATCATATCAACAGCCTTTACAGCATCTGCTGGATCAAATCCAGACTGTACAAGCATTGTAATTATTTCAGCCTTAATCTTATCTCCAACAAGTGGTGCTTGACCAGCATCAATGTTTTGTAGAGGAAGTCTGTATTGATCTCCAGATTCTCCAAGTGATGATAGATCTTCGTAGTTTCTTACATCATTTAGTGATAAGAATCCTTCTCTTAATCCCTTTGTGTATGCATCAAAGCGTTCTAGTGTTGTACCTCGCAAAAGTGCATCTAGGTTAAAGCGAATAAATCCATCTGACTCAGGAAGTAGTGGAGATAGTGCTTGTTCCAAACGCTCTAGCAATGGACGCAATGAGTGTTGTACAAATGAAAGGTTCTGTGCTTCAACTGATGCATAGGACATTGCTCCTTGTGTAGGATGACCTAGAAGTGATAGTGGGACACGGAATATTCTTGCAATGTCTTCCACATTGAATCGTCTGACCTCAATTAGTTGTGCGTCAGCAGCGTTTAGTTGAAGTGGTTTAAATGCAGCACCACCAGAAAGAATACCAACTTTACCAGACATGTATGGTCCAGCATGTGATTCTTGCCAGTTACGAGCAATGTCTCCTGCTTGTTCTGAATTTAATTCTCCTGCAACTTCAATAACTCCGCCAGGATTTGATGCATTACCAAAGTATGATGCAGCATATGTATCAGATGCTTGTGCAATACCAACAGACATACGGCAAGCACCAATTGGACTTAATCCATAATGTGATCCTGGCATTCTAAATAGTGGAATGTGTAGAACTTCGTTGCTTGTTAAAATTTGATCGTAGATGCCATTTTCTATATCTTTAATTCTATAGACAAGTGGCTCACCTGGGACAGGTCTTTCAATTCTTACTTCATTTGGGTTTAGTACATATAGTTCTGTTACTTCGTTGTTATCATCTCGTACCGTCAAAATAAATGCATTACCATGTAGATGCATTGAAGTAATTACTTGTTCAATAAATTCTAGTCTTGTTGATTCTGGGTTTGGCTTATTAATCCATGCTGGTTGTTCTGTATATACTGATGCATATGAAAGACGATTTCTTCCTCTGCGTACATATGCACCCATTGGTAATGAAG